TTATAATATCTCAACTCAACTTAGGAAAGTATTGAAGAATCCTGCTCGCTGGTAAATCCCGAAGGATCTCAAGAAAAAGCATAACCTGACCAATTATGTCTCAAATTCAACAAGAATTTAACGAAGCCGAAGCCCGGCCCCAAAATGAACAAGAAAGAGAGAAGAATGAAGAAAAGGAAGTGAAGATGTTGAAACCTCAATATTGGAGAGAAGTGAATTTTCCCAATAATGATTCTGATGATGACTACTATGAAGAAGTTAGACATTTGACGACACCTGTTGACTTGCCTGAGAGAGATGGATCAAAGGTGAATTTTGATGAGGACCAAATTTATAAAGTTTTGTCCTCAACAATTTCAGCTAATGATTCTAATGAAAACCAAGAACAATCTGGTAATGCTGGATGTTCTTATGACCACTTGGATTTTGATGATTCAAGTGAAGATGAAGAAAAAATGACCTATGCCCAAGAACGAGAGTATGAAAAAGCAATGAAATCAGGATTAGTCCGATACGTTGTTTCACCCCGTTTTTGCAAACATCAACGACGTGATTATATTAAATGTGCTTGTATGTGCGGAATGAAATTCGAACGAGATAAGTATTATTTTGATAAAGGAACGTTGGATGATTTATTGGCAATCTGTTATGAATTACGACTACGACAATTCACACAAAAGAATGGATTTGAAGCTGGAGAACATTATCACAAACATTTTGTTACTGTTATTAGTTTGACTACTATTGATAAACGACTTGTATGTGATCCTGTTATATCCCGTGATCGATTTTTGACTTTGGTTTATGAATTGAGAGAACATTATGGAGTGACTCATGATTTTGGACAAAAGAAAACTTTGACTGGTATGGACTTTGAAGCACAATCTGTTGGTGATTTCGTACAACGTATCATTGACGCCGTGAAAGGTGCTGCTGGTACTGCTGCGAAATCTGTGAAAGAGATGGTGTCAAGAATCTTTGGCAAAATTGTAGAATCAATGAAATTTGCATTTAATATTATTTCCGAGACAATTGGAAAAATATTGGATAAAGTTTTCAAAATGATTCGAAGAATTATTGTTAAGATTATTGATCCTGTTACTTTTATAACTGAAAATATGACTATGTATGGAGGTTTGATTGTTGTTGTTACTGTTGTTGCATTATCTATAATAATACAGCTTTTAGGGCTGTTTACGATGAATGTTGCTTCAAGAGTGATTGACACACTGATTAAATGGTTTAAATCTAAAGGAAAGAAAACTGAGGAGAATGATGATGATGGTGAGAGTGAGGCTGAGGCCCCTTCTGACCCTATTGCTGGTTTTTTGACGCTTATTTGTTTGGTTTTAGGATTGACATTTACTGATTTTACATCAATATCGAAAAGATGCCGTGAGTTTACTAGTTTAGTTGCTGGTGGAATTGCTGGTTCTATGTTGATGGGATCTTTATTTTTGTTATTACCTATTGCTTTGCAATCTGCTTTGAAAACTAAATTTGGATCTGCTGAAGATAAAGAGAAATTGATGATTGAAGAATGGATGATTAGAGCCAATGCGGTGATACGACTTAAAAAGATCCCGAAAGTTTTGGTTTCTAAGGAATATCGACAATGGTTGACTGAATTGATTACTGAAGCTCAAGGTTTGAGATCAAAGATTAAAACCCCTACGACTGCAAATGTTTTTGTGCGAATTTTAGTTAATATGATGGAGATTTTGGCAATGTTGGAGAATTACGATTTGGAGAAATCCTACCGTGACCATCCTTTTTCATTACATATTGCAGCACCTGCTGGATATGGAAAAACTCTATTTGTTTCTAAATTTATTCGAGACCTGTTTATGACTGAAGAACGAGATGTTTACACCCGACCAATTAACGATGAATTTTGGTCAGGATTTATTAATCAGAAGATAATTCTGTTTGATGAATTCCTGATTGGAGATCATGAAGATCAATCGAGACATGCGAAGGAATACTTGGAGATTGTTTCAACGAAAGTTTTTAAACCACCATTAGCAAGTGTTGATGACATTGCTGTTGGTATAAAAGGAACTCGTTGTGAACCTCTGGGTGTTGTTTCAATAAACAATAAACCTTATTCAGTTGTTACGAATTATGACAAACATACACTGTATCGAAGGAGACATCATGTTATACAATTGCATATTAAACCTGAATTTGCACAATATTTACGTGATAACACACTGAAATTGAGTGAAATGACTGATGCACAAATTAGAAATATTGAATGGTTGGAATTTGAATTGTTACCTAGCACGCCCCATGTCGGACGCGTTGGAGTTAGAATGAATTATACTGATATGATTACGTTCCTGAGAATTAAGCATGCGGAACATCTTGAAACATGCCGCAGAATTAAAGAGGGACTTAACAATGAAGTGAATGAAGATTTGACCCCGACTCAACTGCTTGAAAATGCAATGAGAGAATTGAGAGGAATACCAAATGAACCAAAAGGACTGACTGAAGCTTTATTTGATTTGTTATCTGATGCCAAAGATGGTGTCACTGACTTTTTCAATTTTAATGCTGAAGGCCCTGGTGAGAAAGGAACAGCCGCACAAGGAATGGACGAGAGTGTAAGGTTGAAACCAAGGCCAAAAACAAAAGAATTTGAAATTTTTAAAGTCTTGAAATACACAAAATCAGGACAAAATAAATCAAAGGAAGGAATAGAAAGGAGATTGACAAGAGCTCGAGAGATGATTGATGAGCTGGCCGATACGACTGACCCAGAAACGACACATGATAGGAAAATTGTACGTGGATTGTATGCTAAAAAGGCTGTTGCTTTTTGTAGTGAACAAGCTGCGTTTGCAACGACTTCTGATAGTGATCAATTTGCAACTGCTGATTCTGATGACGAACCTGTGATTAGAATTCAAAAAGATGTGGAATCGGATATAGCTCATACCAATGTTAATCCAAAATTGATCCATAGACATGCCTGTATGGGCTTGTTTAGGGAAACAATTAAAGGATTGAATGGTGAGTTAGTTCGTGACGCATTTGGAAACCCAATTGTGAAAACTGTTAAATGTGATAAACATTTTGCACATAAACACTCTGATCTAGAATTGGATCATGTGTTTTTGTGTGAATCTTGTAAAAGACGTGAATCACGTGAAACATTTGTCACTATACATGGAGGACCAAACTACGATGGAAAACAACTGACTGGACATAATGCAAATTTGTTACCTGATGACTATGAAGCTTGCTTCATGGGTGAAAGTGCTGATTTTAAAAAACGAATGGAAGATCTGTGGTCAAGAGTAATTGTGGATAAATATCTATCTTTTGGATATATACCATATGTTATTTGGGATACTACTGAAATGACTGATCAAGAACGTAATAATGCTCCACCCCTTTATTGGGAATATGAGCCAAAGAACAAGGCAAAGACGATGTTCATTAGTATGGCTAAATGGATATCTATATATGTTGTGATAATTGCAGTGTGGAGGCTTGTGACTATGAAAAAGGACGCACCCTCTGAATTGAATTTTGGAGCTGAATCACCAAAAGCAAATCGTGAATCAAGGACAAATCAAAAAGGACGGAAAAATTTTACAAAGGCACAGGCACAATCTGGTGGATCTTTATCTTTTGAAATGAATGGTAAGACTCATAATGCTGTACCAATTAAGGCACAGACTTTTATGACTTATTATCATTCAATTTTGGATGAAGAAGATAAATTGATTGAAAATGGAACGGAAATGAAGATTCGATGGAAAGGAAATACTGATATTATCAAATTTGATATCTCGATGACACAATCGAGTATTGAAGATGATTTATTGTTTATAACTTTTACTTCGAAGAAAATACCTCAATTCCCAGATATTACGAAGAAATTCTGGTCCTTGGAAGATTTTGAGACGTTTGAAGCAACTTCGGCTACTATCAATATTGATAATAGTCCTAAGTATGTTACTGTCGCA